CGCGGTCGCCAACACAGCGCCCGCTACGGGCAACGCGCTTGCGCCCGCCGCCGCTGCGCCGCCCGTTGCCGCGTTGACAGCGCCGGGGAGAATCGCCTTCGCCGCCGTGTTCTTGATCGCCTGCAACGCGAACGCGCCGCCGATGGAACCGACCACGCCGCCTGCGCTGTCGAGCGCTGTCTTCGCGATGGGGTTGCGGACCTGCCAATCGTGGATCGTGTTTGAAAGCCGCTCAAGCCACGAGGTGTTGCTTGTGAGCGCGTTGTCGCGAATCTCTTGGTTGCGCGTGAGCGTCGATTGCGTATCGCCCTCGACGTCGCGACGGTGCTCCGCAATCTGCGTGTCGGTGACGCCTCCGCCAGACATCATCTCCGACACGCGCCCGCCCTCGTTGCCGAGGAACGTGAGCAGCCCACGCATGTTCGCGAGAAGCGCCTGCGGGTTGCCGTGACCGCCGCCCGCGAGAACATTGGCGCCCGCCGCTGCGTTGCCTCCGGTCGCGTTCGCGAGCATCGCGGCGAAGCGGAGCGGAGAGAAGTTCTCGCGCATCCGCATCGCGCCGCCCGTCCGCGTAGGGTCGACCTCGAACATCGTCTCTCGCAGTTCGCGGAAGCGCTGCGCCTGCGCGCGACCTTCTGGCGTCGAGGTGTTGAGACCTCGCTCCGCCGAGAGGATGTTCTGATGGATCATCTGTTGGCGCCGCGGCGTCGACATGAAGTTGGACAGCGACGCGAGCGTGTTGGCGGTGTTGCCCGCCTGCCGCCCAGTCGATGCTCCAACCTCTTGCACCGCGACGCTCTCTTGGAACGCTTGCAAGCGCGCCTGTTGACGACGCGCGGCGAACGCTTCGTCGGTCTCGCCGTCGCGCTTTGACAATTGCGCCGACCGTTGAGTCATCAACGACACGGCGCCGGGGAGCCCCTGCTGGATGATCTGATCGACCTCGACGGAACCGCGCTGCGCCGCGCGCATTGTGTACCGCAACGCACCCTTGAGCGCGTCACCCGAGAGGCCAGCCTGCGAGAGACGGCCCTGCGCGGCGAGGTATTGGCCGGGGTCGATGCCCTCCGCGTTGGCGTCGCGAATGGACTCCAGCGCCCGCTCCATCGCCTGCGCGCGCGTCTCGCCCGCGCCCGCTTCAAGCGCGGACCCGCGGCCCTGACCGACTTGCAGCGCGCTCGCGACGTCTTCGTAGCGCATCCCCGTCTCACCGACGAAGCCGCGCAACCTCTCGCGTGCCGCGCGCACGTCGGCGGATGAACCGCCCGCGTTGCGCACTGCGTTTCCGAGCGTGCGTTCGCCACCCGCGCGCCGCTCGCGTGCGTCCTGAAACTGCCCGTGCATGGCGACCGCTCCGCCGTACACAGCGCGCGTGGCGGTGCCCACGCCCGACGCGATGCGCCCGCCGAGTTCACGCGACCTGCGCGTCGCGAGCGCGAGTTGTTGCCGCGTCGCGCGCTCCTCGGCCTTGACCCTCTTCGCGCTCTCACGCTCCGCGTTGCGCGTGCGTTCCTTCTCGGCGCGGTCGGCGTTGCGTGCGGCCTCGCGGGTCTCGCGATCCTTCTTCCGCGTCTCGTCGCGCTCGATGCGCAGACGGTCAGACGCGCTCTTCTCTGCGTTGCGCGTGCGCTCGCGTTCGGCCTGCGCCGCCGCCCGCGTGGAGTCGCGCTCCAGCCTCGCGCGCGCCCTCGCCGCCTCTGCCGCCGCACGCTGCGCCGCGCGCGACTCGTCGCGGATGACGCGCTCTCGCTCGCGTTCGCCCTTGCGGGCCTCGGCGGTCAACGACGCCTGCGCGGTGCGCGCGGACCCGCGAAGGTCTCCGAGCGCGCTACGCGCGGGCGTCGTGTCGATGTCGAGGAGTAGGGTTGCGCGTGCCATTCAGAGCGGGTGTGGTTCGAGTCCGAGGTAGGCGGCTACGTCTCGTCCGCGACGTTCGAGGGCGACGTAGGCGAGTAGCGTGAACTCGTCTGCGCTTGCAGGCGACCCACCAGTGCGCGCGCGATGAAGCGCAGCGTAGCGGCATCGTAGCCATTCAGCGATGAGAGAGGCATCGTCGCTTTTCCCATCGCCTCGATGAGGGCCTCTACCTCCTCAGCCGTCTTCGACTGAATCGGTGATCGCTCGTTCGTCCAGTCAACGAACATCTCGAACAGCCCCGCGACCTCGTCGCTTTCGAGTAGCGTACGCGCCTCGTCGGCGTCCGCTTCGCCCTTCGCGTTGACGCACACGGGAGCGCCCGTCGAGGGGTCCACGAGTGCGAGCGCGATGGTGCGAAGCTTCGTCTCGAACTCGTGGAGCGCGCGGCCTGCGTCGCTGTACCCCACGGCGTCCTCGGAGAGCCCGCATTGCCGCGTGAGGTACGCGTGCGCGTCGGTGCGGACCTTGATCGACTCGCCCGCCGTGAGCGTGCGGAGCGCGATGGGAACGCCACGAAGGCGCCCACCGCACCCGTCGAACTCGATCACCTTCACCGCGCCGACGCCCGAGGCCGAAGCCCCGAGCGCGCGGCGCAGTGGTGAGCGCGTGTCGCGAGTGACGAACGCGTCGAGTTCTCCGCTCATGTGGTCGAGACGATGGTGCCGTGAAACTCGAACGAGACCTCGTTGGCCTTGTCCACCGACGAGTCGAGCTTCGTGTTGCGGATGTCACCCGAACACGAGTAGGTCTTGCCCGCGAGCTTGAACGCGAGGTTGATCTGCACCTGAGCGTTCGCGATGGCGACCCAGTCGTATTCGAGGCCCGAAGCGGGCACCGCGCTGTTGACGCTGATCTGCACCTTCTTCGGACCCGGCGAGAAGCCAGCCCATCCGAGGAGCTGCGTGTTCACGTCCTTGTTGTCCGTCTGAACGTCCATGCTCACCATGGACGATTGAAGTACCGGAGTGCCTTCGTAGAGCACGAAGCCGGGGCCTGAATACGCGGGCATGTTGTTGCTCCCTCAGTGCTCAGAGTTGGCGGACGTTGCCCGCGATGATGTCGAGACCGGGGATCACCGCGGCCGGGATCTCGCAGTCGAGGCGTGACGTGTTCGTCGCGTTGATCTCGACCACGAGGAGCGAGAGGTTCGCCGCGACGTTGATGAGGATGCCGCGGTCTTCGAGCGACTGGAGAAGTTGCGCGATGAACGCACGCACGATCGACGGCGTGACCACGCGGGGGATGCGCGGGGGGAGTCCGTCGGCGGTGTCGGGGCGGAGCTTCGCACCGCGGTACGCCACGCGAAGGGCAGCGCGGATGAACTGCGCGGTGTAGTCGGGCACCGTGACGTTCTGCGTCCCGAGCACGGCGTAGTTCGGCACGCCGCCGACGCTGCACCGCGTGGTGATGCTCTTGACGATCTCGACGAAGCCGGGGCGCGTCGAACTCGGAGCGAGGGGCGTCAGCCCGTTGTTGAGCGCGTTCTCGATCTCCGTTGCCGTGGGCTGATCGGAGACGCTGCGCTGCGCGGTGAGCGTCGCGAGTTGGACGCCGTTGAGGTTCGCGGCGGGATCGTCGGCCTCGCCCACGAGGTCGCCACCGATGGCGCCGTCACCTGCGACGCGACCCGCGGCGACCTGCGCGGCCACGGCGCACGGGGGGAGCGCGCTCGCGTAGTGCCACGCGGTCTGCATCCGCGGCGAGTTCATCGTCGCGGTGAACGTCACCGCGTTCTCGTAGGTGTCGACCGACGGGACCACGCCCTGTTCGAGGATCTGAATCGTCGGCGCGGCCTGCGCGACGAGAGCGTTCTTCACGCGGACCGCGTTCGTGGAGTCGATGCACGAACACGCCACGCGGTCGTACTGCCGCGCGTCGATCGCGAGGAGCGCGTTCGCGAACGTGTCCTGCGTCGCGCCGAGCGAGAGGGTGATCTCGCTTCCGATCGTGCCGGTGCCCGACCAGATACCCGTCGTCGCGAATCCCGAGGCCGTCGGCGACGTGGTGATACGCGTCGGCACCACCGCGCCCGACGCGATGAAGTACGCGTCGACCACGAGCACGTTGCCGCGAGGCCCGGTGTTCTTCGCCGTGAACGTCACCGCGCCGACGCTGTTCTGCGCGTAGTAGGGCAGCGACGTGACCGCGTTCGCGTAGGTGCAGACCGCCGCCGCGATGGTCGTTGCGGAGTCGCCGTTGACCACGGGAACGTCGATGACGTTGCCGCAGAGCGAGAGGCGCACCGTACCGGCCGCGTTGGCGCTCGTGGCGAACGTGAGAACCGCGCTCGCCGCGGTGCCCGCGGGGTCCGTCACGGCGCACCCGAACAGCGCCGCGTTGGGCTGCTGCGCGAAGGTCGCGAGGGCCATGATGTGCAGTTCGGAGCCGAGGCCGAACAGCGTCGCCGCGTCGTCGCTCGACGAGACCGTGTACACGGTCTCGACCGTCGCGGTGCCCGCCGCCTGCGCGTACGTGGGCGACGAGACGGAGACCGCGGAGGTCTTGTTGCCGAGGAGCATGATCGACACGGGCGCGTCGCCCGCGCTCGTGCCCACGCCGCCGAGGATGACGTTGAAGGCGACGCCGGGCGTCTTGCGAGACGCGGGCACGCCGGGAACTGCGATCGTCACGACGTCACCTCTTCGACGAGTTGAAGGGCGCCGCGCGCGATGCCGCGCCGCACGTAGGAGGTGTCTTCCACCTCGCAGCCCTCGGGGATGATGCTGCGATCAGGTGCGCGTCCCACGAAGCGGCCGGGGTGGCCGTCGACGGGGAACAGCGCGTCACCGACCGCGCGAACACGGATGGTCATGCGATGCCTCATGGTGTGGTGTCTGCGATGAACTGGACGACGGGGTTCTGCGGGTCGTCGTCGTTGAGCGTGTCTTCGAGGTTCACGTCGCCGCGGATCTCGTCGAGGTCGTGGCTGTCGTCGGGCGTCGGCGCGAGCGGCGGGAGAAGGCGCGCGGCGAACTTCACCGCGTACACGTAGATCCCGTTGCGCACGACCTGTTCGGGCTTCGTGCCCGTGTACTTGAGGCGGCGACCTCGATACGTCCCGTCGATCGCGAGAGCGTTCAAGACGCCCTGCACGCTCACCACGAGGCGGAGGATGCCGGTCTGTCCCTTCGCGGGTCCGTTGCCGACCATGCCGCGGTCGATGTCTTGCGGGTCGTCGACCTGAACGAGCACCGACCACGTAGCGACGGATGCGCTTTCGGCGTCGGCCACAACGTCAACGTCGAAGTCTGAGACCTCTTCATCGAAGCGCAGCGCGACGCACGGGAACTTCGCCGCGGGGAGCCCCTCACCGGGCACCGGACCTGCGAAGCGGATGATCGACGCGAACGGCCCGTTGGCCGATGGCTCCGCGGCCACGAGCGTTGAGAGCGCGGTGTAGAGCGTCGCGTCGATGCCTGCGAGCGTTGCGTCTGCCATCAGTTCACTGCATCGACGGCGTAGGCCATCGCGTTCGCGAGCATCTCTTCGACCTGCGTCTCAACGCGCTCGTACGCGGGCATGAGGAACGCGAAGCCCTGAATCGTCGCGGTGCCCTCTTCGAGAAAGGAGCCGTACGGCGTCGCGCCAGCCACCGTGAGCGTGTACCCGCTGCGCCACGACCCGCGCACGCTGTCCGCGCGCGTGCTCGCCTCAAGGCGCCCCGTGCGGTTGGTGTACGTGTGACCCGTCTGCGCCTGCGTCGCGATGAGCATTCCAGCGTCCATCGCAGCGAACGGGATCGTCTCGTCGATGGCGCGCTCCATCGCGTCGATGGCCGCGAGGAGGTCCACTCAGAAGCCCGTGTTGATCGACTGGTTGGCCTGCCGAACGAACTGCGACTGCCCCACGTCGGAGGTGTTGCCGCCGTCGCCCACGGTCACGGGTCCACCCGTCGGCGCGGTCGTCGTGACCGCTTCGGTGAGGAGCCGCGCCTCACGCCCCTTGCGGAGTTGATCGGCGAACTTCGCCGCCGCGTCGTAGTGCGTCTGCCACGGGTTGCCCGACGTCTGACCGTTGACCGACGTGCGCGGTTGCGCCTCGGCGGCGTAGTACAGCGTGAGGTCGACGAGGCGGCGCTTGACGACGTTCTGCACCACGCCGCCCGCCGCGGTCCAGTCACCCGCGAGCGCGTCGCCCATCCAGACGTTCCACTGCGAACACGCGTCGTCAATGCACAGTTGGACGAACGCCGTGTCAACGGTCCCTTGCGTCGTGCGGGAGAACCATCGCGTGTAGGCGTCCGCGGTCATGCGCGTCGAAACGTCGGTGCTCGTGATGTAGTTCGGGATGGGCGTTGCGGTCATGGCTCACTCGTAGCGGTAGTGGATGCCCTCGACGTAGACGCCCGACACGTCATGCGGCGGGTCGTTCGGGTCGAAGGGGAACGCGTCGCCTTCGTGGTACTCACGACCGCGGAAGCGGATGCCACAGTGGCCCGTCACGCGTCGCTTGTAGGCGCCCTCTGCGGGCGTCGGAGCGACTGCGACGGTGCTCGCCTTGAGCGCTGCGATCTCCGCCTCGTACGAGGCGTGTGCGTTGGCGAGCGCGGCGTTGAGTTCCGCGATCGTCGCGTCACGCGCTTCGACGGTGAGTTCCAGTTCCGCGATGCGATCCGCGGACGAGACCGGAGCGGACGTCTCGACGATGACAGCGGGCGAAGCGATGACGAGCGGGAGGCCCGCGGGCGTCGAAGCGACGGGCGCCTCGACGACCACGGGCTTTGCGTTGGAGCGCCGACGGCTCACGCGAGCACGGTCGCCCAGAGGTAGCCGCTCACGTTCGAGGTGACGAAGGTGTCGGTGCTGTGCGTGACCTTGCAGTACTCGCCGCCCGACACGCCCGTGAGCAGCCACGGGATGAACTGCACGTTCATCGCCTCGGACATGAAGCGGAACTGGTAGCCCCACGCGTTCGTGCGGATGATGCTCGGGCGCTCCTGCACGCACACGACGGCGGCGAAGCCCGACCACACGTCCGAGAGCGCGACCGTCTGGCCGTCGTGCGCGGTGTTCTTCTTCGCGACGCCGACCACGATCTCGTCGACCTCGAAGAGCGTCGCGAGGAACTCGCGCGAGGCGAGCGCGGGGGTGCCGCCGAGGATGGTGCTCGCGCGACCGTAGAACGCCGCGAGGATCTTGGGGTGCTTCTGGAGCGCGCGGAAGACGTCGCGCGAGAGCACCATCACGAGGCGCGTGCCCGGCGCGCGGAGGATCTTCGCCACGCCCGTGCGGACCTGATCGGCGGGATCCGACGCGTCGTTGTCCCACTTGTCCGTGGAGGTGCTGATCGTCGTCGAGTAGCCCGACGCGTAGTTCCCCGCGGTGCCCACGGTCGCGGCGACCTCGATCTCCTGCATGAGTTCGAGCGTGTCGCCGAGGATCTCCGCAGTCGTCTGACGAACCTCGATGAACGGCGCGTCGGCGTTCTCGGAGACCTGCTTCGGGATGAAGGTCATCAGCCCGAAGTCTTCCACGAGGAACGTGCCCTGATTGGACACCTTCCACGTCAGTTCAGGCACGCTGCCGCCCTGCGACGCGAGGCGCGTGTCGGTGGCGCCGAGTCCGGTGCCGAAGGGCACGCTCGCGATGACGTTCGAGCGGTTGCCCACCTTCACGACGGGCATCAGCGAGTTCGCCACCATCGCGTTGTTGCGGTAGCGGACCAGCATCCCCGGCTGGTAGGTCGGGATGTGGACGCTGTCGGGCGACGGCGAGAAGAGCTTGGAGGCGTCGATGCCCGCGCGGCCAGCGGCCTCGAACAGGCGCACGTCGCCGGGCGCGTAGGCGCGCACGTCGAACATCGCAGAGATGGTCGGGTCCGCGTACTGCGGCGTCACGGGCATCGAGAAGTGAGGCTCGGAACCGCGCTCGCCGATCACGGAGAAGTCGCGAATCGCGAGGGGGCCGGTGGCGGCGGCGATGCGGCGAACCTGCGAAGGCGACCACCGCGAGGAGGGGGTGTTCATGGTGTCTCTGTTGTCCTGTGTGTTGTGCGGTGAGCGCCGATCAGCTCGGCTTGATGATGGTGTAGCGGATGAGGTCGCCCGCGGCGCCCGCGGAGTCCATCGCGCGGCCGATGATCGTGCCGGTCGTGCGCGTCTGGACGGTGCCCGTCGCGCCGCCCGACTCGAGGTTGTCGCCCGCGGTGATCGCGGCGGCGGCGATGCCGATGGCGTCGCCCGCGGTGATGAGCTCGATGCTCGTGGCGCCCGACACCTGCGCGTAGCGCGCGACGCCGAGGAACTTGAGCGACGACGCGGCGCCCGCGGGGAGCACGGCGGTCATGTCGGCCGACGTGCTCTGGTAGCACGCTGCCCACTGGAGGATGTTGGTCTCCGAGGTGTAGAACGAGAGGATCTGAATCGGGTTGATGGTGATCTTCGACGCGGCCATGTTGGTCTCTCCTGCGTTGGTTCAGCGGGCCGCGGTGGCGGCTTCGGTCTCAGCCATCTTGCGCGCGGAGAACAGGTCGACGCCCTTCTCCTTCGCGATCACGACGGCGCGGTTGTGGAGGCGGTGCGACTCGGGCATCTCGCCGCCGATGGTGTTGGCGCCCGCGACGGAGTGCATCGACCCGCCCGCAGCGCCGACGCTCGACGTGAGGATCGTCGCGGCGTCGCGCGTGACGTCGCTCCGCGCGCTCATGGTCTTCGACCCCTCGGCGGCGGCGATCTTCGCGACGGGGTAGAGCACGTCGAACGTCGCGCGCTGCGAGAGACAGAGCGCGGTCAGCGCGTCCTTCGCGGGCGCTTCGGCGAGGCCAGCCGCGATCACACGGTCGGCCATCGTCGCGGCGGCGCTCATGGCCGCTGCCTCTTCGCGCTTCTGGTGTTCGGAGAGGGCGCCCACGATCTTCGAGAGTTGCTCGATGAGGGCGTCCTCGGCGCGCTCCATCTCGGGGTCGAACGCGTCCATGCTCATGCACGCGGCCATGCGCGACGCGAGCGTGCGGTACTTGCCCGCGAAGTCCTTGTCGGCTTCGGGCTTCACCGCGGGAGCCGCGGCATCGGCGACGGGCGGTGCCACGTCGGCCATCTTCTGATCGGGTTCCATGCGGGGCTTCTCCGGTGCGCCGAACGTCGGCGCGTGTGTGCTGTCGGGTGAGGGTGAGAACCGCGTCGAGAGCGCGGCCACGATGTCGTCGGTGGTGGCGTCGGCGGGGAGCGAGAGCCACACGCGAAGCGCGTCGCCCGTCGCACCGTTCGCGCTCGCCGCGATGGGCTGCATTCCATCGAGGAATGGGTGGTTGGTGAGCGCAACGGACGTGAGTCGCGCGCCGATGGGCAGCCCCGTCTCACGCGACCGCGCGTTGAAGTTCACCGCGGGCGAGACGTAGCGGTACTGCTTCGCGCGCACGTAGCGGACGGCCTGCGGGTCGACCCACGAGAACTTGGCCCACAGTTCCTTATCGCCGTTGCGCGTCGCGACGTCCGTCACCCAGAAGGGCGCCGGTACACCATCGGTCGCGACGGTCGGCGGGAGGCGCTCGCTCGTGTGCTCGTAGTCGCCGGGGACTTCGCCGTTCTGCGTCGCGCGGAAGTTGGCGATGATCTCCGCGAACACTTGCGGCGTGAACTCGACCGCGCCCTGCGGGTGTCCCTTGAACACACCGACG